CATATCGATAACTGCTACCAGTATCGTTATACGCATTGTTTGCCATAAAAGCATTACCATTGGCATCAATACCAAATCCGCTGTAAAGACCTATTTGCAATGCTTTTCCAATCCAAGCACTCGGAGTAACTCCCAAGCCTAGATTGCCTGAGGTATCAAATCGAGCCTTTTCAGCGTTATTTACTACAATTGCTAAAGGCACATTGCTGTAATTTCCTAAATAACCAATACCTGATTGCGGTGAAAATCCCATCTGTACCGAATTGGCTTGCGCAGAAAATAAATAGTTAGGTGACGAAGTGCCTATACCTACATTACCAGCACTAGTAATACGCATATACTCAGCGTTATTTGCAGAAAAACGCATTGAATTGTCTGCGTGAGCATAAGTAACTCGCCCAATAGCATTGGCATCAGTATCGCCAAAGAGCAATACTGCATCACTTGTATTACCAGCTAAAATTTGTAATTGTGTACTAGAAGCACTGCTTACAACAAGAGGATAAACTGGACTACTAGTACCTACACCAACTCTATTATTAGTAGCATCAATAACTAAAGTATTGCTATCAAAGTTCAATCCATTAGGAATAGATACTGCACTAGAGTTAATTGTTAAAGCATCTCCGCTTGCATCTCCTAATGTTGCTCCGCCATTAGCTGAGAAAGCACCTGATGCTGACAAAGTTGTAAAAGCACCAGTAGTAGCTGTAGTAGCACCCACAGTACCATTGATGTTGATAGAGGCTGTACCTGTTAGGTTAGTTACAGTACCGCTAGAAGGTGTACCCAATGCACCATTGAACAATACTGGCGCACCAGCAGAGCCTGTATTGACCGCTAGAGCAGTTGCAATGCCAGTACCTAGACCTGACACCCCCGTAGAGATTGGCAAGCCTGTAGCGTTCGTTAAAGTTGCGCTAGTGGGTGTTCCAAGGATAGGAGTTACTAAGGTAGGAGAGGTAGCAAATACTGCTGAACCACTACCAGTTTCATCTGTCAAAGCACCCGCTAATTGAGATGAAGTAAATGAACCCAAAGAGGTAGCATTGCCAACAGAAGTGACTGCACCTGTTAAGTTAGCGTTAGTTGTGACATTACCCGCAGTTAAGCCAGAAGCAGTACCTGTGATGTTTGTGCCTACCAAAGCAGATGGTGTTCCCAATGCGGGAGTCACCAGTGTTGGCGAGTTTGACAACACTACTGAGCCTGTACCTGTTGAGCTAGTTACACCAGTACCACCATTTGCTACCGCTAGAGTGCCTGTAATGTCAGCAGTAGAAAGAGTAACCGCATCCCATGAAGCATTTGTGCCATCAGTTTGAAGATACTTGTTAGCATTGCTTGTTTGGCTAGGCAAGAGGTTATTCAGAGCACCAGCCGCAGTAGAAGCACCTGTGCCACCATCAGCAACTGCTAAGTCTGTAATACCTGTAATAGAACCACCAGTAATTGCGGCAGCAGAGTTATCTGTCTTTGTCGCAACAGCAGTAGCAATGTTATTGAACTCAGTATCAATTTCAGTACCTCGGACGACCTTGAGTGGATCACCAGGCGTGAGGTTGTCTTTAGTCGCAAAGTTGGTACTTTTTGTGTAGTTACTCATGATATTTTCCCGTTCTTAGATTGAATTTCAATCTTCTGAATTGACAGTTGAGTGCCGTTGATAGTGGTTTCGTAACCTGTTTGAACAATCTTTCCCGCACCAGAAGCATTCACATCTAGCGTCTTAATCAAGAGTCCACCTGAGTATTCTGCTGTTCCATATTCAGCAAGGCCGTACTCATAGTTTGCTTGTTGAGGGATATAAGCATTGCCTGACAAATAGTTGGCAGCAAAGTCAAAGCCCCACTTAATCGTCACAAACTGAGCAGACCCACCAATGATGATTGTCTTGATTCTCTTGAGAATAGAAATCTGATTGTCATTACCAAGGTCTGCATGGTTGGTGAAGTAACTTAATCGGTAAGTAGAAGTGTTATCTAAGAAACTTCCATACTTGCCAATAAAGCCACTCTTACCGATATACAGATCACCATTCCTGAGTGAGTACAGAGCCGTAGGTGTGATTGAGTCCCACTTAGTTACTCTGTATGCCCCATCTTGCAATTGCATCTTTGTGTCAAAGCAAAAGACCTGTGCTGTTACTGGTAGGGTCAACAAGTAAAACGCATTCTTCTCTGAGTAAACAGACTTCAGATTAGCCAAAGTCTCTACCGCCAAAGAAGCTGATAAATCAGAACGAACATTCTTGGACAAGTCTCTTAGAGGTGCAGACTTCTCTTGGATTGTCCTCATCAGTGAGCGAACACCTGAGTCCGACAAGAAGATCACATCAGTACCAATTGACTGAATAGTGTCCCTTGCAATACATCCTATTGCTCCTACTGTGTCACTTAGAACAAGAGATGCGGGAGTAGAAGCACCTGAGTAGACAAGAATCTGACGTTTACCAAAGATAAACAAGAAGTCATTGTGAGCCGCTAGACCCATCACTTCATCAGCACCATTAGGCCAGACTCTTGAAACATCCAATGAGCCTGAAGTGCCACCACCCCATACATGACCTGCAATCAGGTCTGAGAAGCTGATAGTGACCTTATCTGTAGCCGTATTAGCTACCCACAAGCGACCAAAAGCTGAGATGGCAATATTTGCTTGAGGAACAGTAGCCACATAACCTGATTTCTCAGACACTCTGCGATAAGTAGTTGTACTTACTGCGGGGTCAAAGATGAGTGGATCGTGACCAGTTTGGAAGAAATAAGCTATGCCATTCAAAGATGCACATTGCCAATTAGATGCCGTGATAGTAGGAGCAGAACCTCCACCACCATAGGTCAACTCAGTCACTGCGTTAGAAGTACCAAGTTTGAATAGCTTGTTGTTTCCCGCAAACAGAACAGTCAAAGTGCCGTCAGTCTGGACTAGCTCATGGATAACACCCACATTGTTAGAGCCTAGATTGCCTGATGAAGAGTTAACAAGTGTGTAGCCTTTGCGTGAGCCAATACGTCCAAATTGGTCAATGACACAGTTGGCAGCAGTCAAAGCAAAGCCAGAAGATAAATCTAGGGGCGAGTCTTGCGTGTTCAGGCCATAAAAGCCTGGTGCGCTAATGCTTTGACTTTGTAGAGGTGATGCCATTAGACCGCCACAAAGTTGTCTTCAGGATAACGAGTGGACTCTAATGCAATGGCATCAGAGAGCATTCCTCTAAACAAAGCATAAGCCTCAGAAGAGTTTGTTCCACCATCTTCACCACGCTCAATCAAAGCACGAGCATAGGCACTTTGAGTCACCAAGTAATCAAGAACTTTTACAGATGTTGAATCGGAACTTAGATTTGCTTGTGGGATAGTTACATCAAACTTCAATGTATATACGCCATCAGGAACAGGAAACAAGTCAACCTTTGTGTCACCACTACCATCTACGCCACTAAAGCAAAACTCGCTAGGAATAGACTGTGAAGGTGTACCAAAGTTGAGCTTGCGGTTCATGTCCGCAACAGTGGTGTTATCTAAAGTAATAACGCTAGTAGTGTTGATAGCGTCATTTATACGAAACTTCTGACCCGCACCCGTCAACGCATAGGAACTTGTACCAGAAGTAGTTGTAACTGTAATTGTTTGTCCTAAGACATTCCAATTATAGGAATCCTCAATCTGACGTTTGGCATCATTGACAAACTTGCCAATCAAAGAAGAATAGGTTGTTTCGCCAACAGTAGATACTGTGCTTTCACGCAAGCGAATCAACACATCGTTAACAAGTTCTAAGTAGGTCATGTTCGTTGCGCTCCTGAAACTTCAAATGTGGCAATAAAACTGAATGAACTAGCACTTTGAGTAGTAAGTTGAATCCTATCGCCTTCTTCTAAAACGATGTAAGCATTGCCATCAAACTGGAGGTATTGCTTTGAAGTCAAGTCGTAGTTAGTAAGAATATCCAAGGTGGTTGCAGCACTTGCGTCATACCATTGAACAGTAATGTGCTTAGTCGAACC